TACCGGCAATAATCACCAACCCACAAGCGCCGGTGTTTATTGTTGAGGGCGAGAAATGCGCCGATGCGTTGATCGAGCTTGGCCTGATCGCCACGACAAACAGCGGTGGCTCAAAGAATTGGAAGCCGGAGCTTGCGCAGTATTTCGAGGGGCGCAATGTCGTGGTGCTGCCCGATAACGATGAGGCCGGGCAGGCACACGCCGACACAGTGATAGCTGCGCTGTACGGCACGGTGGGCAAGATCAAGCGCCTCGACTTGCCGAACCTCCCGCCAAAGGGCGACGTGGCTGATTGGTTGGCCGCGGGCGGTGACAAGGCGGCGTTGCTGGCCCTAGCCAAGCAAACGCCGGTGGTCGAGACAGCGCCAGAGCCGAAGCCTGACATTTATCCGCTGTATGATGAGCATTACCTGATGTCGATGCCGCCGGTTGAGTGGATGATTGACGGCGTACTGACAAAGCACGGCTTCAGTGTGATGTATGGCGCACCCGGCACCGGCAAGAGCTTCATAGCTATTGATATGGCGCTTTGTATGGCGCACGGCTTGGCGTGGCACGGCAGACAGACAAGGCGCGGTGTGGTGCTGTACATCGCCGGTGAGGGCGTTGGCGGGCTTGGTAAGCGCGTCAAGGCGTGGAAGCTGCACAATCAGGTTGAGGATACCGGCCTGCTGCGCGTCTTGCCTATGGCCGTTGATATGATGGACGAGGAAAGCATTGAGAAGCTGCTGCGCACCATTGACAGTCTCAACGAGGAATTTAGCTGCTTGGTTATTGACACTGTGGCTCGGTCAATGACCGGCGAAGAGAACAGCGCCACAGATATGAGCGCGTTTATTAGAGGCTGTGACGCGGTGAAGCATCACACCGGCTGCGGCCTGCTGGCGATACACCACGCTGGCAAGGACGCGAGCAGGGGCATCAACTCTATGCGCGGGTCAAGCGCCCTAGCCGGTGCGGCTGACACTGTGTTGTCAGTGGGCAAGGCTGAGAACATCGTCGCGCTGGCGATGGAGAAACAAAAAGATAGCGACCCAATGGATAAAATAACCTTTGAGATGACGCCAGTCGCGCTGGTGGATGATGCCAGCGTCGTGATGAAACCCATTGAGGCGCAGGGTGCAACCAAGAAGCAAAGCCTGTCGGCGAGGCAGCAACATGCCTTCCAAGCGCTGCAAAATACGCTAATAAAACTAAGCACAGACGCCCTGTCAGTAGGCCAATGGCACGACGCTCACAAGTCAAAATCACCAGATTTAACGAGCGCACAACGCAAAGATGCACGTCAGGGACTGCAAGATAAGGGTGTGGTGACAGTGCATGAGGGTAAAGTGTGGATAAACAGGGACTTATCGTAAAATGTGGGGTGACCATCCCACCTATATCGCACGTTCATCGCAGGGTGGGGCGGGTGCGATGATCCCTAGGGATCGCACCCTACCATCGCACCCCACCCAGAGGAGAGTAAATTGAAGGGAAAAATGAGAAAACCAACTAAGCAACACTATGCGCCTAGTCAGGCTGTGATGAGGCGACAACAGGATGCGCTGCATCGGTATGATGATCGCGTCAGTGAGGTTGAACGCAAGTGGGGGGTGGATCGTTTGATCTGGGTAGTGGGCGGTAATCTGAGAGATCGCTTCGAGGCTCAGATGGATAAGCTGAATGCTGCGATAGATAGGATGGAAGATGTCGAGCATCAGGTTGACGTGACATTGCGCGGGGTCGCAGCGCTTGAGCAAGCGGCAATCGCTGCTGGTGTGCAGCCGCTAAAGGGCGAGTGGATTGAGGGCAAGATGCCTGATGGCCGTGTGCTGGCTATCGTGCCGAATGATTACGAGGTGAGCCGCGTCAAGCGCGACAACCGCGAGATGTTGGTCTACAGCGTTGATGAGATCGGCAGGTTGCTGGCAGCGTGGGATGAGAGCAAGACAGTTGATGCTGTCAAGGCTGTGTTCCCCGGTGCTACTGTTGAAAAGGTGAAAACGAAACTTGAAAAGGAATTGAATGATGAAATCCCTTTCTGAGAACAAGCGCCCTTGGTCTGTTGCGCCAATGCGCTGCTTTAGCGACAGGCAGCTTAATGAGACTGATCTGCGCGTGTTGGGTGCCTTGTGTGGCTTCACGAACAGGCACGGCGTCTGCTGGCCGTCTATGGCTACGCTGATGGATGTGAGCAGCATGAAGAGCCGCACGTCAGTGCATCAGAGCGTCAAGAAGCTCAAGAAGCTGCGCTACATCAGGCAGCTAAACCCGAAGGATTATCAAGAGACAGCGAGTGGCTGGCACAGCAATCGCTATCAAGTGTTATGGGATGGAGACGAAGTATTGCCTAGTTGGGAAGATGTACAATCTGCAAAGCCGTTGCAGTTACGCAGAGACAATGAGGACGCACCCGAAGAGATAGGGGGTCTGGGGGATTTACAATCGCTCTCTCACGCGCCCGGCTTGGCCGGTCGAGGCCAGACAAAGTTAACCGAAATCGAGTTAACTTCGAGGAACCTTGCCCAGACTTACATCCGCGCAGTGATGCGGGCGACCGGGCAAGTGCGGCTGATCGACAACGAAATGTCACACGCTCGGCGGCTGGCGAATGCTGGCTTTACTGCGGCTGATGTCGAGGCTGCGACGCTGAATACCTGCGATAAAGCCATCGAGCGCCGGGCTGGTGTGCCATCGCTTTATGATGTGGCAGTGGGGATGGGGCTATGACGTACACGACAGCAAACGTTGGTTTGTCGGTGTACGGCGCGGGCGGCGACGATGCCCGGCCATATAAAAATCGACCCCTTGCCCCCCGCCCCTCCCATCTATCGATAGGGGGTGCCACACAAAATTTTCGTTCAAAAGCGTCACAGCGTCATAACGTTATAACGTCAAAACGCTGCACCGACTGCGACAACGGCTTCATCCGCGAGCCGGACGGCTATGGTTGCGTCCAGTGGACATCGTGCTATTCTTGTGGGGGAACGGGAGAGGCCGATGATATATGAGGGCGATGGATCATTTGAGCGTAAGCTGGCGAACAGCCAATGCCCGCTCTGTCGCAGCTTGATCGAGTTACGGCGCGATGATAAGCATAAGCGCGAATATAAATGCACTGGCTGCAACTTAAAGATTATTGACGTTAAAGGGGATACTGAAGAATGAACAGATACGAATTACTAGACGCCGCCAAAGCCACTGTCGCTGATCGTGGCGAAGATTACGGCAGCATATGGGAAAATCACGAGCGTATCGCCGTTATATGGACGACGCTGCTTGGCATACAGATTGAGCCGGAGCAGGTCGCTATGATGATGGTTGGCGTGAAGCTGGCTAGGCTGGCTGCGACGCCAGAACATCAGGATAGCTGGATCGACATAGCCGGTTATGCCGCAACAGGATCGGAGTGTTTGAGTGTCAGACAAGCTAACGATTAGGCAGCAGCGGGCGGCGCTCGCGGCTGACGATGAGGGTCGCCGCGAGGCTGTGGTGCAAGAGTTAGAGGCGATTGGTGCCGGTGAGGCGACTGACGTTATCCAGTGGGATGATATGGGGCGGGTGACGCTGACGCCCAGTGATCAGTTGTCGGAGCGGGCGAAACGCTCGATTAAGAAAGTCAAGGTTACGCCCAATCAGTTTGGCAATACGATTGAGGTTGAGATGCACGACAAATTGTCTGCCTTGAGGCTATTGGCGAAGCATCGCGGGTTGTTAGAGCCAAATAGTGACAGCCAGAAACCTAGTATGATTGGTATCAACATTACTGGGCCAACGACTAAGATTGTGGAGATTGACGGCGATGGCTGACGTAATTGACATAAAGGAATATTTTAGCGTTAGATTTTTTAAGCGGGATATATTGTGTGGTTATTGCTCACGGCTGACTAGGGGTCGGGTGTATGATGGCGGCGAGGCTATTGTTTGCACTGAGTGCGGCGGGCCTATGCTTGAGTTAGAGAGCGACGATTTTAATGATAATATGACTATTATTTTTGACCCAGAGGCGTAGAATGGCGCGATCATCAAGAGCAACTGACAGATCACCCCGGCGTAGGAAAGAGCCTACCACTGACGCGCTTGCGGGTCTGAATTTGGATTTTTCTGAAAGCCCGACGGTATGGGATTTTTTAAACGACGACAGTTTTGTGCGTGGTCTGATGGGGCCAGTCGGCTCTGGCAAGACATTCGGTTCGTTAGCGGAAGTTATGTTGAGGGCGGTGAAACAGGAACCGTCGCCGATCGATGGGATCAGATATACTCGGTTTGCAGTTATCAGGAACAGCTACCCAGAGTTACGCACGACCACGATTAAGACGTGGCAAGAGTTATTCCCTGAGAATGTTTGGGGGCCGATGCGCTGGTCGCCGCCGATCACCCATCACATCAAGCTGCCGCCGCGTGATGGCGCGGCTGGGCTTGATTGTGAGGTGATCTTTTTGGCGTTGGATCAGCCGCGTGACGTGCGAAAGCTGTTGTCGCTTGAATTAACCGGCGGCTTCATAGATGAGGCTCGTGAACTCCCGAAAGCGGTGGTTGACGGTTTAACGTCGCGTGTCGGTCGTTACCCGACGCGGGCGAATGCGGGCTGCACTTGGCGCGGCGTGTGGATGAGTACCAACCCAATGGATAGCGATCACTGGTGGCACCAGTTAGCTGAGAAGAACCCCATTCGCGGAAAATATCCTTGGAAATTTTACAAGCAGCCCGGCGGTGTGGTCGAGGGTACGAAAGAACATGATAACGCAATATTTGCGGCTGATAAATATTGGATCAATAACCCGAAGGCCGAGAATACGAATAATCTGCCGCCCGGCTATTACGAACAGCAGTTAGCCGGTAAGAGCATTGACTGGATACAATGCTACGCTGGGGCGCAATATGTGTTTGTGCAAGACGGCAAGCCTGTCTGGCATGAGTTTTCTGATAGCCTGATGTCGGCTGACGTGCGCATCGAGGAAGGCTGGCCGGTGCATATTGGGCTTGACTTTGGTTTGACCCCTGCGGCTGTCTTTGGGCAGAAGATGCAAAATGGGCGGTGGCACGTCGTGCATGAGTTAGTCGCGTTTGATATGGGCTTGGAAAGGTTTTGCCATCACTTGTTGGCTGACATACAGCAGCACTTTCCAAAGTCGGACGTGCTGATCTGGGGCGATCCGGCGGGCGTCAAGCGCGACGAGATATTTGAGGTCACGGCGTTTGAGCATTTACGCACAATGGGGCTTCACGCTAGGCCGACCAGCACCAACGATTTTATGGTGCGGCGCGAGGCTGGCGCTATGCCGATGAATAGGCTGATCGACGGCAAGCCGGGGCTCTTGGTTAATCGTTCTTGCGCAAAGGTGCGTAAGTCGCTGGCTGGCGGGTATCATTTCAAGCGTATGGCCGTCGGGTCTGGGCAAGAGAGGTTCCGCGATGTGCCGAATAAAAACCAGCACTCGCACGTCGGCGATGCGTTTGGCTATTTGATGCTTGGCGCTGGCGAGGTGCGGAACATCACGCGCAACAGCCAGTTCAGCAAGCAGTTTAAGCAGGCCACAGCCAATATGGATTTTAGCATATTCTGATGTGGCAGCGCGAAATAACGAACAATCGTCAGGTTCAGATCGTGCCGTTTCACTGGGCGCACCCCTACGCAATGGATTTGCGCGAGTTTGACAAGCGGGCGTTTGACAATATTCCGAATTATCAGGATATGCTAAAGGCGTTTCAAGCCGAGGGCGGCGCAGTTACCGCGCTGTGGCGCGGCAAGATCATCGCTTGCTTGGGTTGCAATAATATGTGGCCGGGCGTCTCCGAGGCTTGGATGATAACATCTATAGAATTTCCTAATATATCTGTGACAGTAACTAGGGCAGCTATTAGATATTTCAATAAGATTGCTATAGAACATAAATTAAAAAGATTGCAAATCACTGTCGACGTGGAAAACGAGCTTGCGATGCGCTGGGCAAAGATGTTAAAATTCACGCCAGAAGGCGTCATGCGCAAATATGGTGCGGGCGGTATAGATCACATGATGTTCGCAAGGATTTACGAATGAGCAATCTTTTCAAGCCTAAAATGCCAGCGATGCCAAAGCCGGAGCAAGTCGCGCCAGAGGTGACTGCCGCACAGAAACGGCAAGAGGAACGCCTTGAGGCGCAAGAGCAATTGCAGGCAAGGCAGCTTGCGGCGCGTCAACGCGCACGTCGTATGGGCGGCACTCGTATGCTGCTGTCAAGCATTCGCGGCGGTACAGCCGAAGATCAATCAACATTAGGATCGTAATTATGGGCGCGTTTAAAAAACTTATGGGCATGAAGGTTGGCGGTAAAACCGTTGTTGAAAAGATAAAAGAAGAAACAGCGCCAAAGCCTGCACCTATTACCCCGGAACAAACTGAGGCGCAACAAGGCGCAGCCGCAGCAAGAAAACGCCGAAATCGCCGTATGGGCGGCCAGCGCAGTTTGCTTTATGCAACAAGGTTGACTGGTGCGCCAGAAGATGAAACTCGGCAATCAACATTAGGATAGTAATATGAGCAATGTAGTTAAAAAAGTTGGCGGCGCAATTGGAATTGGCCCAAAGAAAAAAGCACCCCCAGCTGCGCCCCAACCACCAGCACCGCCTACAAATGGGTCAATTCCAAAAACCCCGACTGAGCCTGAGCAAACAAAGGAACAAGCTGGCGCAGCCGCAGCAAGAAAGAAACGCGGCGGCAGAGTAGGCCGGCGCGGTTTGCTTTACGCCAGCCGTTTGGGTGGACGTGGCGGCGGTCGCGGTGATACTCAAGACACGCTTGGGTCAGCCTAGTGCCGCTGGCTAAAGGCAAATCCAAGAAAGCCGTCAGCAAAAATATATCTATGCTGCGGCGCGAAGGCAGACCATTGAAGCAAGCTATCGCCATTGCAATGCAAGAGGCGGGAAAGGTGAAAAAGAATGGGTAAGAAAAAAGGCAAGGGTTACGGCAAGTAATGGAAAAGAAAAAAGAGGTTTGGGATAAAAAGCGGCCAAAAGGCTTGGGCAAGCCAAAGGGTTTAAGCTCGGCACAGAAGCGCAAGGCTATGCGGGCGGCAGCAAAGGCTGGGCGTCCATACCCAAATCTAGTTGATAATATGAGGGCAGCGCGTGGCTAAAACACCAGCTTGGCAACGGTCTGAGGGCAAGAACCCATCCGGCGGCTTGAACGCCAAAGGCAGGGCTTCAGCTAAAGCCGAGGGCATGAACCTAAAAGCGCCAGTCAAGTCTGGCGACAATCCGCGCCGCGCATCATTCTTGGCTCGTATGGGCGGGATGCCGGGGCCGGAATATAAGAATGGCGAACCAACGCGCTTGCTCTTGTCGCTTCGCGCTTGGGGCGCAAGCTCCAAGGCAGACGCCAAGAAAAAAGCCGCAGCTATAAGCAAAAGGAACGAAGCCAGTGCATAGTGTTGAAGATATCCTAAAGCGTCACGACGTGGCGCAGCGTCGCAAAGATAACTGGCGTCAGATTTACGAAGATTGCTACGAGTTCGGCTTGCCGCAGCGCAATCTTTACGATGGCTATTACGAGGGTGGCGGCTCTCCGGGGCAAAACAAAATGGTGCGCGTGTTCGACAGTACCGCCATCAATGCAACGCAGCGCTTTGCAAACCGCATCCAATCTGGCCTGTTTCCACCTTACGCGCCGTGGTGCCGCCTAGAGCCGGGGCCAGAAATCCCAGAGGATCGCCGCATTGAGGCGCAGATTGCGCTGGATATGTATGCCGACACAATGTTTAGCGTATTGCGCCAGTCTAACTTTGATTTGGCTATGGGCGAGTTCTTGCTGGACTTGGCTGTTGGCACCGCTTGTATGCTGGTGCAGCCCGGTGATGATTTGACGCCAATCCGCTTTACTGCCGTGCCGCAGTACCTTGTCAGCATCGAGGAAGGTGCGCACGGCAAAGTCGATAATGTTTACCGGCGTATGCGCATGAAGGGCGAGGCCATCAACCAGCATTGGGCTGATGCAGAAATCCCGCCACGCTTGCAGCGCATGATTGACGACAAGCCAACAGAAGAAATCGAGCTTGTTGAGGCGACCTTGTATGACCCAGAGGAAGGCGATTATTGCTATCACGTCATCTGGGCTGAAGGCAAAGAAGGCTTGCTAATGCGCCGCATGAAATCGTCGCCTTGGATTGTGGCGCGTTACATGAAGGTCGCTGGTGAGGTTTACGGTCGCGGGCCTTTGGTAACGGCCATCCCGGACATCAAGACGCTGAATAAAACGCTAGAGTTGCTGCTGAAAAACGCCAGCTTGTCTATTGCCGGTGTTTACACGGCTGCTGACGATGGCGTTCTAAACCCGCAGGCAATTCGCATTGCGCCGGGTGCAATTATCCCTGTTGCGCGTAACGGCGGGCCGTCAGGCGAGAGCTTGCGGATGTTGCCGCGCTCTGGTGATTTCAACGTGTCGCAGATCATCATCAATGACTTGCGCATGAACGTAAAAAAGATTTTGCTCGACGACACACTGCCGCCCGACAATATGTCAGCCCGGTCTGCCACAGAGATTGCAGAACGCATGAAGGAACTGGCACAGAACCTTGGGTCTGCCTTTGGTCGTCTCATAACAGAAACAATGGTGCCGTTGATTAGCCGCATCCTATATGTGATGGATGAGCGCGGCATGATTGAGATGCCACTGCGCGTCAATGGGCTAGAGGTAAAGGTAACGCCGGTCAGCCCGATTGCGCAGGCTCAGAATATGGGCGACATTGAGAAAATTATGCAGTGGGTGCAAATGTCGTCAGCCCTTGGCCCAGAGGGTCAGATGGCTGTCAAGACTGGCAGCATTGCAGATTACGTTGCTGACAAGCTCGGCATCCCAGCGAGCCTACGCACTACGCCAGAGGAACGCGCCGAGATGATGCAGCAGGCAATGGAAGCCGCCCAGATGGCGGCGCAAGCAGAGGCGGGCGAAATGCCGCAAGGTGAGGCACCGCCAGAAGGGGTGTAATATGAACGCGACAGGGTGGGAAGGTCTACAAAACGTAGACCCGACAATTGCAGAAAAACAGCAAGTAGATAAAGACGACGTTGATCGTCTCTATTTGCGCGTATTCGCCAGTGACGATGGGGCAAAGCTGCTCACTCATCTAAGGTCACTGACGATAGAGCAGCCGACGTGGTATCCCGGCGAGGACGCCTCACACGGTTATGCTAGGGAAGGCCAGAATAGTCTGGTCAGAGAAATTGAGCGGCGCATGAAAAGAGCGAGATCACTATGAACGAAACTGATGGCCTGCTGGCCGATGCTCAAATTGAGAGCGACGATAACCAGCAGCAAGCAGAAGAAACAATCTCACACATCAAACCTGATAATGAGACGGTTGCAAGTGATGCAGTTGCATCTGAAGAGGCTGATGCCCGACCAGAGTGGTTGCCGGAAAAGTTTAATCAGCCGGAAGATTTGGCAAATGCCTATGCTGAATTGCAAAAGAAATTTAGCCAAGGCAAGCACAAAGCCCCAGAGGAATATGATGATAGCGTATTTAAAGAGGCAGGCATCCCAGAGGATGACGAGCTTTACGCTACATACAAGGACTGGGCTAAAGAGAATGGCGTAAGCCAGTCAGCATTTGAAGAGCTTGCCAGCAAGTTCATCTCAATGGCTGGCGATGAGGCAGAGGCCGCAGAGATTTCGTATAAGGAAGAATACGAAAAGCTCGGCAAGAACGCCGACGTTGTTATTAAGTCAATGACAGACTGGGCGTCGGGGTTGGTTCGCAAGGGCGTCTGGTCAGCGGATGACTTTGAAGAGTTCCGCATTATGGGTGGCACGGCGCAAGGCATGAAAGCCTTGCAAAAGGTTCGTAATTACTACGGCGACAAAACCATCCCTGTTGATGTCGGGCCTGCCGCTGGTGCGCCGTCAAAAGATGAATTGATGTCAATGGTCGGAAAGCCAGAATATCAGACCGACCCGGCGTATCGTGCCAAGGTTGAAAAGCTCTTTGAGCAAGCCTACGGTAACGATGAATATTCAACAATCTAACCAATTGCAAGGGTTGTTTACAGCCCTTGCTTTTTCTTATACAATCCCTATTGACAGATACCCGCTTTGCGGCCTGTTTGACCCGCTTGGGGGCGTAGCGTATATGCCCAAGCCGCAGCCCTTTTAGGATACCTGTTTGGCGTCAAATCGTGTTTTAACTTTTACAAAGGAATAGAGAAATGGCTGTAGGCGTTTCCAATGCTTTTGTACAGTTGTTCGATGCCGAGGTTAAACAGGCATACCAAGCGCAACGCGCCCTTGCTGGCGTAGTGCGTGAGCGGACAAATGTCGAAGGCTCTCAGGTCAAGTTCCCAAAAATCGGTAAGGGAACCGCGACCATTCGCGTACCACAGACAGACGTAACACCTCTGAATGTGTCTTACTCACAAGTAACCGCAACAATGTCAGACTACATTGCTGCTGAATACTCAGACATCTTTTCACAGCAGAAAATCAACTTTGATGAGCGTCGTGAATTGGTGCAGGTAGTGTCAGGTGCAATCGGGCGTCGTATGGATCAGCTAGTGATTGATGCGTTGTCTGGCTCTGGTACATCATTGACTGTTGCTACAACAGTTGGTGGCGCGGGTACAAACATGAACCTTGCTAAGTTGCTTGAGGCTAAAGAGCTTCTCGACACTGGCAACGTACCAGCACAGGATCGCTGTATGCTGATCCACGCATCAGGTTTGGCTGCATTGCTTGACGACACCAAGATCGCATCTAGCGATTACGCTGCCGTTAAAGCTCTTGTTCAAGGCCAGCTTGATACCTTCCTTGGCTTTAAGTTCATCACAATTGGCGACCGCGACGAAGGCGGCCTGCCAAAGCCATCAACCCGCACCTGCTTTGCATTCCATAAGGATGCAGTCGGTATGGGCATTGGCATGAACCAAAAGACTGAAATCAACTACGTTGCTGAAAAGACATCGTTCCTTGTAGCTTCAATGTTCTCTGCTGGTGCAGTAGCCATTGACGCCGAAGGTATCGTTGCCATCAGCGCAACTGAATAGAAAGGAGTTTAGACAATGGCTTTCTCTTCAGCAGGTTGGAACGTGATCGGTGCAGCTAAAAAAGGCAACGCACCATCAATGTACACTTACACATCAGCAGACGCGATTGCGACTGTGAACACAGCGGGTTATTTCAATGATCTGTCAGACACTCTGGCAGTCGGCGACGTGATCTTTGTTCACGACAGCGCGACACCAACACTGTCAATTGTGATGGTGGCGTCAAACGCTTCTGGTGTGGTCGACGTGACCGATGGCACAGCCATCGCAATGACCGACACAGACTAATAATAGTGGGGCGGCGCAAGCCGCCCCATTTCCCCATTTTGGAGTGGCGTAATGGCGCAGGGCGATACCAAACTATCTATATGTTCCGAGGCTCTGATCATGCTGGGC